GGGTATATAAATAATACGTAGTAGTTGAGTTAGTTCTACTGCATATAGTTTGTTTTTGATCAAGTCGCTAAACCAATGACTGACGATACACCGTATAGAAATCTACTCCGAAGAGCGTTCAACGGTTTTGAAGCTATCGTGCTACTCAATTTGTGGGTGGTAAGTATTATCTAACAAGTGCCCCGCTCTATGTGTATCTTAAGAATTAATTAATGATGGCTTCAATCATCTTGCTTTCGTTAATTCCGGCCTATAGCATCTTGTTATAAAGTCTGTCTACGTACTCTTTTACTTCTTGTTTTGTGTAATCGTCTGGTAAATCTCTCCATACAAGGTCAGAGCTCTCGACATACTTTAGTGAGTTGAATGGTACTAATGTGTATCTGAGTTGCATTTAATTCCAATCATACTCATTCTGTATAGCTTCTAAATAAATAGTTGGGTCATCATCTACAATCCAACATTATTCAGCTTAAACTATGCAGTTTATTTTCATGTGGTGAATCTCCCATGTATCATCTATTAATGGCTTTACTGTTCCTGCTACGTAGGACCCTATATTGTCACGTCTAAATTTATCTAACAACTCGTCTACATCTTCAGGAGTCCTAAAGTCTACTTCCATTAATTAATTTGCCAATAATATTGAGTTTTAATTTGATAAGCTTTGTACCCATGGGTGATTAACTAATATTCCAACAATCATTTCTCTTGTCCTTGGTGTATTTGAAGGGTAGGATGGGTTATATAACGCTCTTGCACTAACTGTTGGTATTATTTCAAACATAGTGGTTATATCCAACTATGCTATAACTGATCCTTGAGCTTAACCCGTGAATCCAGCGAATATGATTTAAACTATAGGTGTCTCAACAACTCCAGCTTATTCAGCGGCTTTGTCGGCGAACAATTCGGTGAATTCGTTGAAGGGGACTATCATTCTATAATCTGATGTTGCGTTGCCTGCTATGTAATAAGTGGAGGATGGCATCTAAGCTCTAGTGATTGGATAAGTGTCCTAGGCAGTCGAATTATTATTTATGTTTCTTCTAGTGTAACACATTTCTACGCTACCATTTTAATCTCTACCGCATGTTACTCTTACGTTCAGTACCATAGCTGACACTCTTAATTATTCAATTGAGGATTCTGTAGAATAAGGTCTTATTAAATTTTAGTTCCATGATGCCCCGTTCGTA